GGGTTGCGCCAGCAAACACCTGACCGCCGATCAAATTGATCGGTACTAGCCCGTAGGGGGCATTTACAGTCGGATATGCCATGATTACTCCTAGTTAATAAAAGGCTATTTGCTGCCAGAGCCAAAAGACGTTGTGGACTTTCTCTCGTTAAAGAGCGGCATCCGAGCGTCGCTTTGGCGCATAAAGGTGTTATCAACCGACTCAACCTGCTGATCCGCCTTGTTCATATAGAACTCGTTACGCGCCTGAACTCGTTCGCTAGGCATCTTGCAAAGCATCAGACCGCCAATCTCGACATTACCCGCTGCGTTAGCCGGGAGCATCAATTCTGGATGATCTGCCGCTTTGACAGGCTCCCAGCCTTCACGCATCCGGGTGGACACGTTGGCAGCTACAGGTTGTCCGTTAACTGCGACTGCAATCCAACGGTAGTTGTAGCCCGGTTCAGGGGTCGGGTCAGGCAGTGTGCTCGGTGGTTGATAAACATATCGAGCGCTTTTTTCGCGTGTTTCAACGTCACGGGGTGTGCGGGGATTAACCATTTGATGCCTCCAGTTTCAAAACTTCCATTGCGTATTGTTGTGGTGTCAAACCAAGCCTACGTGCAAAAGTTTCTTGCGTTTTGGTAAGTTTGACCTTCTTTGCGCCAGACGAGCGAGTGCCGGGGGCTACAACTGTCGCAGGGGGTTTTTTAGTGGACGCATCGCGTGGTGAGTCACGCCGTTCCTCCCCGTAATGTTCGGGGAACTTCTCACGAAGGCGAGCGTCGATACGCTCGAAGTATTCATCGGTGCGGGCGTATTCCGGCCCGTTTTGATTGACGAGCTTTGAGTGCATGGCGATAGCCATCGCCGTCATCTCTTCAAACCCATCCGCGCCGAACCACTGGTTTTTTGCCTGCCAGCGCAGGGTCTTCGCGTCCAGAGCGGGGGTTTGTTGCTCTTGAGGTTGACTATATACCTGTTGGTTTTCATCTTGTAAAGGGGTCGGCTTAAAATTTTCTGCCTGCATCAACCGAATCTTGGCATCTTGCAGAGCTTCTTGAGCCGCCAACATGGCGTCAGAGTCATATGACTCCGCCGCCTCCTTATACCGACGACGCGCCATCTCCAGATCAGCTTCCGCTTTCTCCTTCAACACGGTGGCATACGTCTGCTCTCCGCTAGACACGTAGCTCTTAAGTCTGCGGTTCTCCTCAACAAGTTGCTGAGTAACCCGCATCGCCTCTTCGCGTTCGCGCAGGGCGGCTTCCTTGGCACGGCGTTCATCATGCCGAGCGTGCGCCAGTTCTTTAATCCGTTTCTGGACTTTATCGCTGTACTGCTCGACCTCATCGTCTGATGGGTCTTCTACCTCTTTGTCCAGCGGTTTGCGCCCACGATCCGGTTCAGGGGTATCGTCTTCTATTTCAATTTCGATATCACCCTCGGCCTCGATGTCAATCTCGACCTTCGGATCATCTTGCTTTGATTCAATTTCATCGGGGAACTTGAAGTCCTCGCCTTTAAACTGTTCGCTTGCCATGTCTGCCTCCTTAACCTGCGCGTGCATAACCACGTGGGTCTTCAACGACACCCTCCACCTGATCTTCGTTGATCATGCGGAATTCTCTGCCGTGAATCGTAAATCGCGTGCCAGAGTAAGCCCTTACCAGCACGAAATCGCCTTCTTTACACCAAGGCCCTGACGGATACCGCTCAGTATCTTTGTATGCGTCAGGACCCAACGCCACGACAAACAACACAGTCGTAGTCTGTTCCTCAACACGCTGAGAGATTGCCGCTTTGACAAGCATTGAATCCTCAAACGTATCATCCGCAGGCGGCACGGCGCAGAGCACCTTGAAGCCTGCCGGTTTTGGTAGCTGCCGTGCTTTACCCTCATCGGCTGGCGAATCTACCGTTTCTTCCTTTAAATCTGTTTCTGTTTCGATAAGCTCCTTCAGGTACTTCGGGAGTATCAATTCACTCATCTGCTTTCTCCAGTCTGTCCGCAAGGTCAAGTAGGTGACGCTCTGCCAAGGCAAGACCTTGAATTACCCCACAGAGCTTTTGGTACTGCGAAAAATCAGCACAGGCACCGCCTGCGACATCATCGGCGTAGTTGTTCATGTCTTTGCGGATCATGTCCCGCAATACCTCCACGAAACTACGTTGGTTTATTTCAGGCATCAGCCCTCCTTGGGTTTACGCTCCGCCTCTTGGCGCTGCCGCGCAATGTCCGCACCGATGCGAACACCTTCACGCTCGTTATCCGCAAGCATGCGCTCACGATCTAGTACGGTCTTGGCTGACGCTTGCAAGCCCTTCAGCATCATTTCGGACTCAAGCCGTTCTCTTTCTAGCTTTAGCTTTTCTTCTGCGATGCGTGCATCGGTATCCTGCTTCTCTTTCTTCAGCGCCAACTCCTGCTGCTGCATCTGGATGACGGGGTCTTGTGCTGCTTGTTGCGCAGCGGCTTGCGCCTGCTGTTGTGCGACTTCTGACTGGCTCTGCTGCAACACGATGGGTGCAGCCTGTGCAACGAGACGCGAGAGTTGAATCTCGACTGCTGGCTCCATCTTCTCGTCGGGTTTCGGTAGATCAGCACCCAACGCCTGCTCGATCTTCTGACGATATGCAAACGCGATGTGCTCCATGATGTGCGCCTGCATCGCTTGTTGAATCATCGGAGCCTGTGGGTTTTGACCCGCCAGTTGTTGAATCAACGGGTCCTGCATCGCCGCCATGTGCACGCGGATGTGTGCTTCGTGATCCTGATACAAGAACGCCTTCACAGGCTTCAAGTTGATCACGTTCATGTTCTCGCTGACCGGGTCTTGTGGCGTGCGATCATCATCTACCGGCACCAGCTTTTGCGCGTTCTTGATGCCCAAAATCTCCAGCATCTGACGGTGCAACATCGGCATGTCATATAACTGCGGAGCGCCTTGTGCTAACTGAAGGGCTGCTTGGTACTGCACCACGCGTTGCGACATTGTGGCCGCGTTGGGGTCGCTAACTGGGATGATGTCAACGTGCGAGTAGTCTGACTTCTTAGCGCGTGGCGCATCGCTGTCGGTATCCGGCTCGTAGTTGTAATCGTCATCCGTGTAGTCACGAATGATGCCCGCCAACAGTTTGAGTTCCTGTTTGAAGGCATAGTGCACTCGCGCCTGTACGGCGCTCATGACTTTTAGGGTGCGTTCGAGTATCGCAAGCGTCGTTCCAACCGGAGCATTAGCTGACATATCGGACACTTGGATGTCAGCAGTCGCTGCGAACCTGCGGCCCTCTTCAACAATTGTCCCGAGGAGTTGATAGAGAGTCTGTGACGGTTCTTTATAAGGTAACGGCAATATGTTGTCACGAATACCTCCAGAGCCTAAATCTACATCACGCCACTCACCGGGAGCGATTGGCGTGTCATCACCTTTAATACGCAGCCCTCTGGACTTCAGACCACCGGGTAAGTTCGAGAGTGTGCCTGCATCAACAAGCTGTCTCATCAAACTTGTGGCACTACGCGCATAGCCACCGATTAAGTGGAACAGACCGAAACCATACGCACCAAAGCCGGGGATGTACTGATAGTGTACGAAGTGCTGACGCTTTAGTTTGAGTTCGTCGTCTTCTTTCCAGTTACGGCGAATCGCCAGAATCTCGTTAGTGCCGCGCAAGAGTGTGACGACGTATGGCAGCGCAATACCTGTGGCTTCACCGTCATCATCCTTATCTTCAAACCCCGGCAAGTCCAGATCAACATGGCACTCATACAACTCAAACCGGTCATCGTAACTTGCCGACAGACCTGACTCTTTATCCTTGCGCTCCTGAATCTCTGACTTGAACTTTGTCGGTTCGCCCAAGTCAACGTCGGCATAGAAGCCCGCTTGCTGCAACTTCACGATCTCGTTTTCTGTTTTGCGCATACGGTGTGTGATGCGCTGGCAGCTTGAGAGTTCTGTGGTGCCGTATGGCAGGATGATGTCCTCTGCCGGTACAAACAACGAAATCTGTCTCTCTATATTCGGATCGTAATAAACTTTCTTGAACGCGCTACCGGTGGCTGGCAGGCTCCACAACATGCGCTCATGCTCTGGACGAAACTCCACCATGACTTCCGTCAACTGGTAGTTCATGTCCTCCTGTACACGCTCTGCCGCTTCTTTCTTCTTGGTGGTCTCCTTGCCGATGATCTTTGTTCTCACAGGCCCGGAAGCAGGGAAAGTCTCGGTGATTGTCTCTGCTTGGAACCGCACCACCGCTTCGGTGATCATTGGGTGAAACACACCACACGCGCCATTCCACGGTTCAGTCCTCTCCTCATACTTCAAC